AGAAAAGTGGGTGGATCAGGCAACAGAGTTCTATGCTGGACCTAAGGAAGCACATGATGGGCTAATCAGGGTAGAGTTTACTTTGGGAGATCAGGGAGATGTGGAGAAAGCTAAAAGATACCTTGACCAATTAACTGGGAACTTAGAATTGCCTCGTAAGAGAGGTAGAACTGCTGTAAACAATAACAACGATATTGAGATGTCTGCTGACCAAAGAAAAGAATTATTAGATGTGGCCTGCAAGAAAAAGGATCAAAATGCCTTTTTCGATTACCTAAGAAATGAGGGGGACTTCAGGTTCGTAGATCAATCCTTCCTTAAGAGCCTTGGGCTATGGGGTAAATTAGGATTGAGTAAGATCCATGAGGATGTGAAATATTCTTACATGATGCGAGCAATCAAGTTTGCAAAAGATCCAAAGAATGATAAATACGACCCACAAATGGTAGTCGTTGCTAGATTAATTGGAAAACGCATGGAAAGGATTACCCTTTACCTCAACGGGGAGAAGTATAAAGTTATTAAGCTGTCAATTCCTAAACACCAAACAGAGGTCCTTAAAACCAATGGGGCTTTCAAATTTGATAAGGCCATGACTGAGGATGAAAGAGGTAGATTCCGAAAGGAACACAGAGAATTGGTAAATGGGAAACCAGCTAAGTCTAAATTCTACAGAAGGTGGGAGCCTTTCGTAAAAATGCCTAAATAACATGGGACGAGAAGTAATAGAACATCCATCGTATGGTTGGGTATCTGCTTCAAGGGTAATGTGTAATAGGGGGCAGACTCTTATGGGGTCTGCTCATAAACCCCACCACATAATAGCTCTTACAATATCCAAATCACATATCTCAATTCACGATTTTGAGGGAAGAGATTTTAGTGATCACAACATTTATCCCGGTGAGGACTTGGTTGAAGTATACTTAACCGAAGAGCAATTCATGCAACTCTACACAAAAATGAACCACTCGGGCACACCAGCCACTATCTCCAAACTTCATGGTAAAAGAATACCTGAATGCAACTATCAACATCCTATACACACATCTAGGGATAATTTCAGAACACTGCTTATAGAGAAGGCTGACCTGGCTGAGGAATTAGATAACAAGGTTGAGGAACTACTACAAAAGCCTAGGGTTACTAAATCCGACCTAAAGGAATTAAGGAGTTACACTGCTAACATAAAAGCTCACCTACGACACAATATCCCATATTATCTGGATTTGATAACTGAGTTCAGTCAAAAGACCATGGAGGGCTTAACTATGCAGGCTATGGCTCAAATAAAAGAATTTGGGATTAGCTATAGGAAGGTATTAAAGGCCATGGGTCTGGGCAAGAAAAACGGTTAGCACTGGGAAGTTAAACCCAGTTATTATTTTTTATATATTTGTATTATTAAATCAAAATAAAAAGAATGACAAAAATTATTAGACTATCCGAGAAGTGCACCACGGTGGACCAAATTATCCGAGAAGTATGCGGGGAACTTATTAAATCCCTGGATTCTATCGATCAGGATAAAAAATATACCGACCAGTTCATGGATATCATATCTCAAAGGGATTGCACTCCAAAGGATTTCGATAACTCCTTAACTCAGATCAGGGATACATTTAAAAAGATCATTAAGGAGCCATCTTCTATTAGGGATTTACCTGCTGGCCCAGAAAAATCCCTATTCTCTACTGCTCTTAATCATTTAGAGCCAAGATTCTCCAAATCCGAGCATAACAGGCATAACCTAGCAAAGGTTTGGAAGAGACTATTGATAAATAATCAACCCATACTAAAAATAAGCTAGTACCATGAGCAAAAGACAAACACCTCAAGTAAATAAATTCAAAATGCAGGAAGTGGATTCTTCCAACATCAAGGCAATTGGACATTCAAAATCCAACAACGTATTAAAGGTAGAATTCCACAACGGATCTGCCTACACCTACTATCCTGTAGCCAGGGGGATTTATAAAGCTCTGCTGAAATCGGAATCGGTAGGGAAGGAATTCAACCAGGTAATCAGGCCCAATAAGAAATTGGAGGTCATCCAAATCCAGAACAAGGATGGAGAACAGATGGATGAGATATCATGCTAGAAGACCAACTGCTATTAATATACTCATACAGCAAATGCTATTGCTTCTTCGGTAGGGAAGCAATTAGGTAGTTTAATTATTTTTATTTATACTATGAACAGAAGCCATCACCTCGGGTAAAACCGGGGTTTTGGTGATGAAAAGGTACTATGTTTAACCAAACTTAAAACCATGAGTAAGAAAACAGCCTATGGGGTTATTTGGGTATTGGCCTTAGCAAATGTAATTGCTATATCCTGTGCCATTAGAAATAACCCCAAACAGTTCAACCTTACCGGTGAGGGGCTACTCACAGAGTTTCCCCAATTTGAACAAGAATCAACAGAATTCCGGATCATAAAGGATCAAGTGATCCTGGCTAAACAGCCAAAGCCTGACTTACCAGAAATCAAATGGGCCAAGGACACCCTAATTGCTCAGGCTATCTATAGAAAATTACAAGAATTGGACATTCAACATCCGGACATCGTCCTATGCCAGGTAATCCTGGAAACCGGTCACTTTACTAGTTATGCTTATCGCCATAGAAACAACCTACTGGGGATAGGAGGGGACTACAGTAATAACCGAAGATTCAGTAATAAAGATGAATCTCTGGAATACTACAAAAGATGGCAGGAAAGGCTATACAACGAATCAACCAAAAAATCTACCCAATGGTCGGGTTATTACGATTTCTTGGAAAGATTATTTCAGGATAATCGTAATAGGTGGTTAAGGTACGCAGAAGACCCTAGATACGTGTATAAATTGAAACGCATCCACAGAATGGTTTTCGGGGAACCTCCTACTGCATTAGGTTAAAAACCGGAAGAAAGAGAAGACAATACAAAATATAAACTAGGTTTATACTGTGGATATTTTTCTCTGCCTATATCAACAAAATGAAATTTTGTGCAAATTTCAGAATATTTAAGTTAGAGCAAAGGCTTCTCCTAATCCGAGAAGCCTTTCTTTGTGTTGGATACTGGGATGGATCTGGGAATTAAAACTGGGTTATTATTTTTATTATATTTGTATAAACAAACGATAAAAAATAATTGATATGTGTAATATTTGCGATACAATGCCATCCGGTGGGGATATGTCTCCAAGATTATGGATTTGTGAGGATAACCACGAGGTACGGGGATTTCTAGGTCCTATGATATCCATACGAAAACATGCCGAGGCTTGGGATATTCCTGTTCAAAGGGTTGCCAGGGAAGCCTACAACCTCCTCAAAACAAAACAAAACGAGGCTAAGGCTAATAACGGCATATACTTTTGTGAGGATCACTTTCAGAGTGACCTAGACCGTTATCTTGAAAATAAATATCCCAACCCAAAACCCAATACCCCAGATATTGAGGACGAGGGTATTAAAACCGAGCACCCTTATCAACCCCGCAAAAGAGAAAACCGCATTAAAAGATTAGGTATATATCTAGCGGGACTTGGAGTAATTGCTTTTATACTTCTTGTAACATTCCTATTTTTAATACTAGGATAGATGACACGAGTAAATTATGGAGTCCATCCATCCAAGCTAATCGATAAATTAATTAGGGCTGAGCACAGAGAAATCGTTAGGGTACCAAATGACTTTGCCAAACGAATGGCAATTGATCATCCCATGAATGACATCCCTCCTAGGGTATTATTAAACAAAGGCCATGTCAAATACTTCATGGCACATGGCAAACATACCCACGAACGGCTACTTTTATTACAGGAGGAAATGATCATCAGGGGCATGAACTTTACCGATTACTCTAGTGCTTGGGATATTTACGAGGAGTATCCTGAATGGTATAATGAGGTACCCCCTCAACCACATGGGTATAAAATATTACAAGAGCGATTATTTGAACGTATCGATGGCTATGTAAAACCCAATAGGTATTTCGGTAAGGAGATATCCAAGGAGGATGCTAAAAAGCTAATCGTCGAACCCAATTTCGAACACACATTAAAAATGAGGCTCAATATTGATCAGAGCCTCATATACTAAAAATAAAGGTTATGAATACAGCAGAGGAAATTACCAAAGTGAAACTTACCACAAAGGGTAAACAATTAAACCAACAAATTAATGGGCCCAAAACTCGTAGGGATTATTCCAAACTGAAATCCATACTGGGTTATGGGGAATGGTCAGGATTACCTACTCAATCAAGGATTGATGCCCGGGTATTAATCGGTAAAGCCTCACGAGAAGAGGAGGTACCGGAAAGTAAAATGCTAACCAAGTTCATTAAAAAAGGTTTAATTGAGGTAATCCCTTGAAAACATTGAAACTACTAGTAAATGAGCAATTTAACACATACCAAAATCAAATCAGATAACTTAACTTTTACTAGTTATACTGAGGATAAGACAAATGAAAGATATGAGATACCTCTAAAAGAGATATCCGAAGTAATCTTCATTCAAGAGGAATTAGGCCTGACACCAGGCTTTGAACACATTAATCTACAAAACATGGTCCACAAGGAAATAGGGCCATCAGATCTAGCAATCCTATTATGGGAAAACCAAGAGGATTACGAGGTTCACAATTTATTAACTAAACACAAGGAGTTATGAGATTTAATAGGTATAACTTAAACCAGCAAAGAGTAAGAACTTGGTTCGCTATCTTTCCCGTGAGTATCGACGGAGAGATTAGGTGGTTAGAAAGAGTTTATGTTCTACAAGAATGGTATGCTCCCAGGAATAGGTGGGGCTGGTATAACCAAAAATTCGTGGAAAAGGGCTATAAGTCTAGACTTATGAAATTAGGTGATACATGACAAGGCCAGAATACAGTTAGCCGGGTAGTTCTCCTACTCGGTTATTATTTTATTTATATTTGTAGTATAATCAATAATTAAAATAAAACATAGTAAAAATGAAACAATTAAAAGGCGAATTCAGAGCCACACTTCAACCTACCATTAAAGGCTGTACAAAACTAGTTGGTGATCTTAAAACCTTTATTGGGGAGCACATCAGAACTAATCATCCCGGATTTAAGCTAGATGGGTATGATATTAGTTTAGTTCCAGAACCTACTCCAGCTGAGGAAATTCAAAGAACATATATTATTGTGGAGGCCACATTTACCGATGACCAGGAACTAATTGATTTCAGGAATCACGTTGGTAACCTATTTAGATCACTTGGGGATAAATTAATCAACGAATGCAATAAGGCATACGGGATGGATTCAATTGCACTTACAAAAGAAAGGGCTCAACCTTGGGTACTTAATCCCGATGAACTGGGCTGGATTTTAGCTTCTGTAGAGCAAAAGAAAGCCATAAGCCCAGAAGAATTCGGGACGGCAGTGGACTTACTGGAATCAGCATATTTAAAGGTATTCCCAACAGTATCAAAAAAGGCTAAAACCAAAAAGGCCCCTGACACCAAATGTCCGGTTATCTTGGAATTCGAAGAACAACAGGCTGACCTAATGCAGCTCACTCTAAAGAAATTTGTTTATACTTACCCGGATTACCTAAAGGAGGCTATCGAGGAATATATCAAGGATATTATCCAGGATGAAGTAAGGGGTATGACTGACGAAGGTAGGGATGGTATTCCAGAATTCGATGAGGTATCTGGTGCACTTGAGGCATTAAACGATGCTGAAACCCACCTTACTGAACCAGGTAATTTCTATGCTGATCTAATCAGGGTATGGCCAGCCGAATATGACAAACCCGAATGCCCGGATTTAGAAAAGGCAATCAGGGAATTGGATGGGCTGGTAGGCCTGGCAGAGGAAGTTTCTAACATGCAAGATCGATTAGATGAAAAGAAAGAAGAACTCAAAAGAGGATTGGACTCAATCTAAACCAAAAGCATTGCTATTTACTGTAGTGGGGGTATTATTACTCCTACTCGGTAATAGTATACTAGATGCAAGGGAATCTAATGTAAATGTATCCCTCGCACCTGAGTATGACGATCCAAAACCATTTCATTATGTACCAAAGGGGCCTGACCCAAGGGTTAAGAGTAAAAGAAGCCCAGTCCCAGAATACACCATGGATGATGAGGAATTTGAAGAATACCTAAGAGAATTTATCGGGGATGAATATGATTTAACACCTAAGGAATATGGACGAGAACAACAAGGAAAATAAAAGAGGTATAGTAGGGATATTGGGAGCTAATGCTATTCATCCCAACCTAGATAAGCTATTCGAGGGCTCAATTATAGGATTTAGGACTTTCCCAGAACATTGGCCCACAGAGATAACTGAGGAGGGGATATTGGTAGACCTAGAAACTAGCCCATGGGATAATATAGAGTTTACTAATGCAAAACCCCATGAGGCTATTACTGAATCCCCAGAACCCCCAATAAGGCTAAAGGGCAAAGAAATGGAGAAAGTTGGGATCACCCAGGCCAAAAGTGCAGGGGCATTAGCAGAAGCTGCTAAGCTATTAGCTAGGTCCTCTGGATTAACCCTTTCAGAAGCATCGGATATAATTATATTCCAAACCAAAGCCCGGCAATCAGGTAGAACCTTCTCTAATATGAGAGAAAACCTTAGCCTAATCTATGATTCTATCTATAGGCATGAATTTATAGGGGAAGATGTACCGAAGCCACACCCGAAAAAGGATAAGTTTATTCCCACTAAAGATAAGCTGGTCCCTGGTAAGATGAATATAAACCAGAAAGCTTTAAAGAAAAGGAGGAAAAAGAAAAAGAGGGCTAAGAAAGCCAGATAACGGTTAGCTACTCGGATTATTGCATCGAGTTATATTTATTTATATATTTGTAGTATAATAATTAGTTAATAATAATCATTTAAAAATTAATGACATGGCAACAAAAAATGCTAAAGACCAGGACCTAAAAAAAGTAGCTGAAAACGTGAAAAAAATCAAACAAGTTACTCCTAAGAAGAAGACCACGGTATCTAAAGGTAAGGCAACTGCCGATGAACCGAAAAAGAAGAAAACAACACGGGGTAAGAAAAATCCTATTGAGGAGGCTGCTGCTATTGCTGCAACCCAGAAAACAGTACTTAATAAACCGCTAAAGTACGTTTACCCAAAAGGATGTATCGATCCTCAAGCTCGCAAATCACACCGCCAAAAGATTCGCAAGCAAAACACAGCATTCCTTGCCAAATTAGCCACCGCCAAGGTTAAGGAGAAAAAGGAATTGAAAGCAAAATATGAAGAGTTCTGTAAATTGAACTTTGCAGCACAGGCTGTATAATATATCACTCTCTGAGGGGGTAAAAATCTCTAGGGTTCGAATCCCTATTCCCCCACCACACTTAGGTAAAGGGTGAGTACTTTAAGATTTGTTTGTTTTAAGGTTTTCAATTTTTGATTACGGGGATATCGGCACAAGCTGGTATCCCTTTTTTGTGGAAAATTTTGAACCGTAATAAACAATAGCCATGAGTACATTTAAGAAAAGTGGAAGTGGCAGTGTAGTATTCACCGATGGAAACCAATCATATAGTTTCCTTCCAAGCTACAATGTATTTCCCCATCCAGAAAAACTGGATGCAATAGTAATCACCCCTGACATCGTACCTACTGAGTATGAAGATAAGGGGTTCTCAATACAGGTCTCTACTGTAACAGAGCCCTCGCATACCGGCAGGGCAAATCTAATCCAAAAACTTTCTGAATATTTTCATGAGGGCGGGTCTGGTTCAGGTATCTTCTCACTCCCAGAAGATCACTTTTTCGACTCAGAAGCTGCACGGGATGCCGCCCTGCCAAATCCTACCGAGGGAGAACTGGCTGCTGTAAAGCAAACAGATGGTAGATACCTTGTACAGAAGTATAAGGCACCCAGCTGGGTAGACCAAATGATATTAGCCCGAGGACCTAAAGGGGATTCTCCCTCTATTGGGGCTAATGGAAATTGGTTTATAGGTACAACTGATACCGGAGTAAAAGCAGCTGGGGACCCTACGGGGTTAATAGATGATGCTGCAAAGAGTGCGAGTAAAACTTATTCCAGTAATAAAGTGGAAGATCTTCTAGCAGGAGTAACTAAATCTTTTGATGAAAATGCTCGTATTAGATATGACTCTGCTGCTAGAGATTTCCATTTTGAGACTCGGTCATCAAATACAGATCCTTGGGAAGACAGAGCACATATTGAAGCCAGTCCCCTTGTAGACCATATACATTTTGAGGAAACCACTCAAACCGGAAGTTACGATGTAAAAACTAATGAGCTATTGCTCATATCCAAAATGCAGACCCATATCCCGGAACATTATGGGTCTTCAACTCTAGTCCAACAGTTAAGGCCATTCTTTGTAGTGCCGGGTGGATTAGAGGCAGCTATGGTTGCGGTATTTGAAAACCAATTAAGAATCCCTCAGGATGATGGCTCAAGTGAGTATGCGGCATTCAAATCGGAATTGAATCTTGGCACTAAAATGTTTGGGGATGACACTAGGATTAGATTAGACCCTATGTTAATGTAAAAGTTCCTATAGATGTAGATGAGGCACCCAACCAACAATATCAGGGGTTTAAATCCACTTCTATAAAGTTACTTCCACCCTTACAGTCATATTCCGACCCAGATGACGATATGGGCTCTATGATAAACATAGATTACAATGCGTATGAAGCCCAACATAATCCGGGGTTCTTAGCATATATTACTGAAGGCAAACAAATCCTGGAAGATGACGTGGATGCCGAGGGGCTTCATAAAGGGGCATTATGGTTCGATAATACCATCCTAGATGCCGATGGTACAGGAATCATCCTGGATAAAGATAATAAAACTTTCAGTATCCAGGAATATGATGGAAAAGATCCTAACATTTCTGGAGGTACCGATTTCATGGTAGCCTTTAGAACTTCCTTTAGTGGCCTAGCTGTAAATGGTGGATATGTTAGAATCATGATAGCCAATAGCGAAGCAAATCTTAATGATCCTGATACCATTTATATGAAGGATGTTAGGGGAAATCTATTAGCAGCGGAGAAGTATTATAAAAAAGACGATGAGTTAGGTGCCCTAGAAATTGTTGGAGTAATAAATGCCACTGGTGTAAAGAAATTTAAATGTGGGGTAATCACCAATATCCCAGAATTATACTTATCTGATAAAGAAAGGGGATTAACTGGGGTAATGATTCAATCATTTAGTTCAACCGAGAAAACAGGCTTGGCTCTAACCCAATATGAATTAGATACCCAACAGGATATTAACTTTAGTGGAATTTTCCTTGGCAATGACAGGGTTAATTTGGCCTATGTAATGTCCAAAGATTTTGCTAAGAAAGTTATTCCACAAGGCACTCTAGTAACAGAGCCAGATGGTTGGGGATTCTATTCCCTAAGTGCTTCAACCCATTTTGGTATAACCAGTAGCCATTTGGATATCGATGGGGACTTTAACCTACATAAGGTATTTTCAGCGGATGAAACATTAGCTCTCCATAATAAGGAAATTAGGGCCTCATTAACTATCGATGATGAACAAACCGGTTATATTCTTGCTTTAGTAAAATGGACGGGTAAACCAGATGAGTATACTCATGAAATTTTCAAATCCAGAAATCAGCTAGCACCTAATTTTGAAGCTAATTGGGAAAAAGTTGACCAATTGATAATCAACCCACTAGTCATTGTGGGAGATCATCATGTCGAAAAGGTATTTACTATTCCTAAGACGGCTAATAACTATGCCTTAGTATTATACCCAGAATCCGATTTGGGTAATGCAACTGTAAAACTTAAACAATTCAAGGTAGATGTGGTAAATCCATTCAATGCCTACTATATCCACTCTACAAATCCAATTAAAGAAACTCATCTAGAATTGGATACTGAATATAGACAACTTATCCAAGACACACAGGGGTATGGAGCTTTAAGGTATACCATTAATAATGCCCCAATGCCTATGCCAGTGGGTATGCTGGGTAAAGGTGCTAACTTGGATATTACCATAGACCCAACAGTAAATGTTATTCATGGCTCAGCGGCTAAAGGTGGAGAGGGAGCAATTAAATTCGGACGTGAGGGTATTGCCACCATTAACACCCAGCTTAGGGTATGGAGTGAACAGAGTCAGGATTACAATGTTCAATTCTGGTATTCTAAAGTATCTTCAGATGGTCAAACCTTCACCAAGATAATCGATTCTGACCTAACCCAACTGGTTAAAAAACATGCCTCAAATACCCTATTAACTATGCCGGGATTTGAGATAGATGTAAAACCTGGGGATAGGATTGCTTTATTTGCTCAATCAGATATCGTAGATGGGGCCTTTATAGAATGTGTCTCAGATGATAAGCCAATGGTTAAAACCGACATAAGGTTGGAGATTGTAACTGCCGGCTCTGGTGATGTGCCGGGCACAGGGGTAGATCTATCTGGGTTTACTAAGGTATACGATTACCAGGATATCGTGAGATATGATTTCTCCAATACAGTTCAAATCGAAATACCTTTGGAAATCCCTGCTGATGTGGAAATGGCAGTATTATCTGTACACAAACAGGACTCAGATGGTAAAGTTAGACCTATTAAGGACCCTGATTATGAATATGACCCAGTGGGCCATACCCTTAAATTCCACTTCGGGGTAACTCCATTAACTGGTCAGGTAGTATTAGGGTTTTACGTATAATACCTAGGCCATGCAAAAGAAAGAATATATCGATGTATTTGAACAAAGGACTCCCGCTTCACAGTGGGAGATTCCTGTTAACTTTGGGATGCTATTTCCCGAAGTAGATTCCCTATTCGAATTGAATAGGACCTATATGAATGCCGATTATCAGGTTATCTTACAGGATGACAAAATGGTAATCAACTTCGGATTAGAAGAACATTCTGGGTATGCTAAATTCTCATGGGTAGAGTATACCCAAGGAGATTCATGTTCACCTCAGGGTATCACGGTAAATATAGATAATGCCACAGATGGTTTAGGGGATACTAAAACTAAGGCATTTCTAGAAAATACTTTAATACCTATTACTGTTTCTACCACTGATAGTGCAATACTTTACTACAGAGTAATTAACACAACGGGGAAAATAGAAACGGGTATGATAATGATAGTAAATGACTCCAACCTAGGATTAAATGCTGAAAGGCATGCCAATGAGGCTTTACTCCCCCTAGAATTCTCGGTTTCTAAAAATGAGCAAAACCTATATTTAGGTATCACAGCTCAGGACCAAGAAACCTACACATTTTCTTATAAATTAATAACCTTTTAAATTTACATTATGCAAACTGTAAAAAAGTATGCCTTGAATGGTATAGGCCAGGCGGTAGAATTTGGTAAGAATGGGTTAATCCTTAATGCCCAGAATAGTTATTTTGAGCTATTCCTAAACGATGCCTCAACCTCGGCAAAAGTAAGAGTTGGTGCCGGTGAACACGTAAATGATGCGGTTAACTTGGGCCAATTAAACCTTAAGTTAGATGCTGATAAGGTAGTAACGGATATTAATGCCACTGCTGGAAACATTCCTGATGCTCCCACAGTATTAGCTGCTATTAATGCCCAGGTTGCTGCTTTAGTGGATTCTTCTCCATCAACATTGGATACCCTACAGGAGTTAGCTGCTGCATTGGGTAATGATGAGAACTTCGCTACCACTATCAGTAATCAGATTGGGGCTATTGCTCAGAGAGCTACTGATTTGGAAACTCTATCGGGTATGGCTCAGGGATCAACAGGTTTGGGAACATTTGATGAGGGAGTAATTCCAGCGGATAGTAATATTAAGCAGGCCTTACAGGTTTTAGAAACTGGTTTAAATGGGTTGGCTTCAGCATCAGTACTTATCTGTGGTGAGGCTCCAGTGAATTTCGATTCAGTAAGCCCGGTAAATGTGGGTATGCCACTTCCTGCTGATAAGCACATTAAGAGAGTTTACGTGAAGGTAACTCAGGCTTACGATGATGCTAACGCTCAATTAACTTTGGGTACCTCAACAACTCCGGACTGGCTAGTTAAATCAGAATGGGTTGATTTGGGTACAGTAGGGGTATACGAGATTGTACCTTTAGAGGATACTACAGAAACTACTCAAATGATTGCAACATTATCCGCTGGTACCTCAACACAGGGTTCGGCAATGGTATATGTTGAAGTTTGTTAATAACATTTCCTAAGTAGCCAAGGGGTAGGGAGTTTCCGTCACAGTCTTCCCGCTCCCTACCCCTATTCAATCAAAAACCATGAAAAACAACAGTACATTACTCCATATGCTAGTAAAAGCTATAATTGGTACATATCTAATTAGTAGATTTTTTCTAACAAACGACTACAGTTATATGATAATTGAGGGTATGATGCTAATCCAGTACCATGTCTTCATATCTCATACCTTATCTGCGGATAACTTCTTCCGAAATCTGGCCCTATACTATAAACTACATGGCTGGGATATCCTCAGAGTAACATGTTGCTTACTGGCCTTTCAGGCCATAGTTTCAGCAGGGATTTATTCCCTAGTGAACTGTTGGTAAAAAGTTGGTACCCGGTTTTATTACTAAGTTAATATTTTTTATATATTTGTAGTATGAAAAATGAAAAAATACAAACAATAAAAATTTATTAACGATGAGCAACCGAGAAAACACAGTAAACTTTCCTCACCCAATGAGCAAATCTGCTCACGAGGAACAATTGCTTAAGGAACACAGATCACGAATGGTAAAATTCATGAAACAACATGAGTACATTTTCACACTTAAAATCCGAAAAACCATCTGCGATATCTATGATCAAAAGGTCGACAAGGATAACATTATCAAACTGGTAATGCACCCAATGAGAACTTTCATTATCGCCCTTACCGACCCAGACGGTATGGAGCTAATCAAACTATATAAATATACCTCACATCAGGTATTACCGAAAGGAGGGGAAAACGATGAGTAATTATGACCCAGAAATCCTAGAAGAGGATCAGGATAGACATCAGGCATTTATCATCCATGATAATCAGGGACCAGAATTAACCCTAATACCCTTTTCCCAAGTGGCTATGGTATATTTTAATAAAACTACTCTTAAAATCCTACCCATAGGAGTACCAGCTGCTGCCACTTGGGGATTTAAATGTCTAAAGAATCAGGCTGAAGTAAGGGAACAAATATCTGATTACTTCTCACAATATATATACGGGGCCAGAATCATATCCGAATCCCAAACAGAAGCCCCATAAGACTTTGTTTGTTTTCACTAGTTTTCAATTTTTCAACTTATACCCAGTTATCTACTTAAGGTGCTGGGTATTTTACTGTTACCTAATCTCTAGGGTATCCTAACCCTAAAATACTCATCCCTGTTTGCTGCATACTATTCCCATTTTAGGTACAAATCATTAAAAATTGAAGGATGGAACAGAGAAAATTACCAAGGCCACTAGGTCTAACTCACATGAGCTTACAGTATCAAAAAACAGGTGCCCAAGAAGACAAGGATAAGATACTTAGGTACCTAATGCAGCAATACATCATGGACGGACTACATTACCAGGGCCAGTCTATGAATTTACAACAATTATCCCATGCCATCAAGGTACCACTAAATGAATTATATCCCTACATGGCAGAGGGATCTAGAACCATATCCGGACTGGTACAGGCTGATAACTTAGGGAGTACATTGGAAACCTTAGCAGCAATGAGTATTCAGGCCACAATGGATAACTATGGTAAGGCCAGAAACCAATTCGATATACTAAATATTGCCCAAGGGGGAACATATAAACCCTTTATATCCGCAGAGGTAAATAAGGCAATGAAAAACCTATTCGAATCTACCAAATCCATAGGGGATACCTACTCCAGTTTCTTCAAGGATACCTCAACTAAGATTAATATCTTCCAACCAAAAGAGACAGAGGATGCTGAGTTAGTCACAACAGAAGAAGCATTAAATATGCTTAATGCCCCCGGCAATAGTAAACCCCTAAAAGAGGATGAGGCAGGTATGAAAGCCCTATTCGAGGAGTATAATATTGAGGATGATACCCCAGAGGTAAATTATAATGCCCAGAACATTGAGGGGGATAAGAACACATTCCTTAAGTTAACCCCAGCTGGGATACCTTTGGGGGATAAAACAGAAGAGGCTGAGGTAATTGAGGAGATCACAGAAAAAGTATTAGCAGAACCCCCTAAGAAAGCTAAGAGGAAAAGGAAGAAATCCCATGAGAATAGGAGGGAGCTAGAAGAGAATTTAGACCAGGATAAATATTTAGAAACAAAAGAGTAAAGTATAAAGCTAGATACTTAGTTAGAACCCGGTGCGTTGCATCGGGTTTTTTTATTTATTATATTTGAATATTCAATAATTAAAAATTAAAACCATGAAACAAATAACCAAGAAAACACTCCAATTCATGGGGGAGGTCCAAGCTGGTATGCCAGATGGGATTAAATGCTATACCCCCGAACAATTTAACGAATTCCTAGATGAGGAGGACGATGCCTGGGATGAGGATGATTACTTTCTAATAGCTCTAGATCAAACCCGAGTTGATGAGCTATTTAATCCAGAGGGATTCCCAATTCTATTCATGGCTGAACTAGATGAGGATACAGGAACACCTTCCTTTGCTTATTACCTTCCCCCTGGGCCAATATTTGAGAATGTAACTGATTTATTAATATTTATAAAAGATAACCTATAGCCATGATAAGAAATCCAAGAATAGCACCTAAAAAACATTTTACTCTATTATTAATCTGTACAGGTACCTCAACCCCTATAGCTAATGGGGGGGTTGACCATGATTATACCCTAACCCTATATCTAAAGAGGATTAGAAATTTCTTAGGATTTTCATGGGTAGAATTACAAGAGTTTGATTGCTTTATATATCGACCTGATATTAAGCCAAAATTCCAATCCCTAGAGGCTAATTGGGAATATTTAGATAATTTTGTAACCTCTATTGGGTTATCAGATGGAGATAGACCAGCCGGTTATGACTTTGTACCCAGTGACCATTGTTAGCCCCTTAGTTCCTTGCACTGGGATATTATTATTTATATATTTGTTGTATAATTAATTGAAAAACAAAACAAATGGAAACAAAAGAAAAAAACACAGCCCCAGAGGCTTTATTTACCTTCTTGGTATTCAATGAGCAATTCCAAACCATTGATGAGTTCCATACCCTATCCCCTAACCTGGAGGGAGCCATTTATGAGCTACTTTACAAACAGGCTACCATGATCGAGGCTAACTTAGAGGACTGCGATGAGGATGAGTACTTAGAGTATGCTCAAACCTTTATCATTGGGGAGGGCAGAGAGGACCTAATCCAGGACTATGGCCATAAGGAATTCAAATTGGTCGGGATACACGTCAGACCACAAAATACAGAGGACGTAATAGTGGTTGCCATTAACCCTGCCAGCGGGATACTTAATGTTAGGGTAAGCGAGGAAACTGAAAGGAATCCACTCACAGAACCATTTCTTGAATCCCTATATCGTATTTCTACCCACTACCAATTCAATTCAATAGTGGCCAAGATGACACATACAGTATACAGAAATGTATTTCAAAGGGAGTGCCCAACACTAACCAAACCCCCACAGGGAGTTCAACCCCGTAGACTATGGCTGGAACAAAGAATCAAGGACCTACGTAGGGCAATCATTGCATACCAGGTTGCTGGGTTCCCTATCCAAGCTGACTGGGTAGTAGAGGAGGAATTTCTTACAATAGAACTGGAAAAATACGATCAGGGCCATGAAAAATAACAAATATTTCATCTTATTTCTAGTACTGCTCATCATCATTCTTGCTATATTCTCAATATTAGCTATCGAAGATATACTAGAACAACACAGGAATTGCCAAATTGATACAGAAATCTATAAGGAGTCACTCAGAGGGTACTTCTTTCTAATTTTCCTTACCATATCCATTGCCTGGACGGTAATACGGAGATTACTAAAAGAGGATTAAAATAGGGTTACTATTAACATACAGGGGCCATCTATTGCGGAGTGGGTGGTCCCACAAATCTCAAACACAAATGGAATTAAAAACTATAAGCGGTAATGATATACACCCAAAAGCTTTAGGAATTGTATACCTTTGCGAATATACCCACGCTAAAAAGGGACAACCCGCTAAACTCAAAGTGGTAAAGGGTATTCAACTGGGATCCAAGGCTGATGCCTTTAATGCCTATTCCAATATTCCTAATCCTGAATCCCAAATGGCTTGCGGGAATACCAGAGAGGAATTCGCAAAGGAACTTGAAAAACTCCATAATCTAATGAGGGATCAGGAGTGGGTAAATGGGCTAGGGGATTATTTATAAAGCCAGATCAAGGATTATTGCATTAAGTTATTATTTTATCTATATTTGTATAAACAAACAAATAAAAAAGATATGAATAGATTTAGAAGTTTAGAAAGCAAAGAAATAAAAGATTATTTAAACAATAACTTTGAAATCGAGCTATTAGGCACTATCCCAACCACAATTATCCCAGACAATGAGCCTACAGTAACCATAGATATTGCTGAGGCTCTATATAAATCAAATAAACAAAACCTTGCTAAGGGCGAGGACCTATTGCTGGTAATGCAATCCGAGGACCTACTATGGGACATATACGACATATACTGGTTCCAGGATCATGGGACTGATTCCATTGATGGGGTCAAGGCTATTACCTATATCAGGGTAAAACAATTATACTAATAATATCTTTTCACTACATACAACTAATAGGGGGCTCCGGCCCCCACAAATACTAAAAACCATGATACCAATCGAATGCCCCGTACTATTACTAGCAATTAACTGCTTTGACTCCAACATATCAGAGCTAACTTATATCATATTAAACTAGTTACCATGGAAAAACAAAGCTATTTCGGGGAAAACTATACAATCCATGATGCCCTAACACCAGTACTTAGGGAACCATGTCTAAAGGTACATAGCATACGAACACGTACCAAATATACCTTCAGGGACATCAAACACCTAGACACCTTCAGAACCCTGATTGACCTAATATACTCCTAACACTTCCCACCACCATGCCCAACAAACATTTCTACAGTAAATTCCAAGTTACTACTATAATCAACTAACAACTTATATAGTACTCACTACATACTATACATACTTCATGTTGGTTTTTCTCATTTCTCTTTTTTAGGCCCACATATACCTAAATAAATATACTTCATGGCCTTGATACCTACATACAAAAAGGTACCTAACACTCTTAATATGAATACTTAAATATGGCCCGTGCTTGAATTAACAGGGCACTCTTAATCCCTAGCTCCTGGCCGGCCCTCCTGCCTTCTCTGCTTTTATAAGGCTTTCAAGCTTCCGATCTTGCCAGCTTTAGGGCCTTTTTACTCCATAATCGGTTAAATAGAAAGTAACAAAATTGAATACAAATAAGGTACCTGATAAGAGAACATTAAGGTACCCAGACCAATATTAAAACAGGTACCCAAAAAACCTGTACCCACGGGCCACATAAGCCCACATACCATCCTAAACAAAGCCCTGATCCCTGAAGCCTACATTAGTTAGTTTATTATAGTAGTACTATATAGTAAGTTAGCTAGTTAGTTGTGATTGGTGTTTTGTATTGGGAGACTTTATAAATACTTGTTTGGGAAGATGGTGGGATGTCTAACGCTCTACGTAGGATCCGCTTAATCCTTTATCAGGCCATACCCAGGATAATTATGGCCCTACATATCCCGCTTTCATGGCCATGTGGGCCTCCCCGACTACCAAAGTAGGATCCCAGTATCCCTCAACAAAGGCCCTACAAAAGCTCTCCAATCAAGGCCTTATCAAAGCCCAAAGGCAGGATGGCCCTAAAGCTATCATGGCCGACCAAATCCTTAAAGCACCGAGGCAAAGCAAAAACAGGGCCAGGTTGGTAATTAAATTGCCCAAATTTTATTAAATATTTGAAAAAACAATTTTTTAAATTTTTTTTAATTTTTTTTGAAAAAATAGTTTGCAATTTAAAAAATTGTTGTATGTTTGTAATGTCAAACGATCACAAATGCATTTGACGAAAACAAACAAACAAATAAGTATTATTAATTATTACATTAAAAATTGAAAACATGAAAAACGTTAAAGAAACAAAATCAGCAAAAGAAGCAAAAAAAGATTTAAACTTAAATCTAAATGATGGTGACTTAGTAAACTTTGATTTAAACAATTTAGAAGCAATTTTAGAAAAAAGCAAAAAAATTACAGAACAAAAAACAAATGCAAATACTCAAAAAGGATTATACAAATTTGTTTTTGCTCAAAATGCAGACGATGAAATTTTTGTTCAAGCAAAAGAGCATATTAAATCATTAAATTTTGAAAAACGTAATTCATCGGGCCAACGTTCAAAATTCAGAAAACATTTAAAACAAATTATTACTTCTTACAATAATGCTGAAAAAGAAGAAAAACAAGTTTTAACAATTGGATTTTTGAAATACTATAAAGATTGTTATATAATTAATGATTTTACACCTGAATCATTATGCAATATATCAAGTCAAGATTATGATTTAATTTGTAATTTTTTAGAAGATATTAAAAAATTCAAAATGAAAAATGCGGATTTAAAAACAATTTTTGCAAAAATAGGATAATTAAGTGAGCCTTTATTATAAGTAGCCAAAATTAGGGCGAATAAATCCGCAAACATTCGCCCTAATAATTTTAAAAATTAATTAAATACTAAATATCATGAAAAAGTTTATTGTTGTTTTAATCCTGTTAACACTATGTATCATTAGAATGTATTCAGAATTATTTAATAATTTAGAATTACTTCCAATGCAAGAAATGTTATTAGTTTTAGGAATTGTTTTATTAAAGGGAATAGGAATGTATTTAATATTATTATTATGCAACAAGACATTAGCACATTAGAAAAGATATTTTTATTATTATTCTTTTTATATTTAGTATTTCAAATTGTAAGAATATTTATTTAAAAATAAGAGGGGATGAATTTTGATTTGTCCTCTATTTTTCTTATATCATTTTTTTAATTATCAAATACCATCCGGGTTTCCCACAACCACAACTTCCTCGCATACGTTAAGGCCTGATACCTGATAGGTTGATACCTGATACCTTTAAGGCCCCAACCACAAACCCCCCACAAATTCCGAACCCACAAAAAAAATTCCAGGCCCCTATATACGTTAAGGATCCCTGAACCCATTCCTCGATAATCAGTAGCGGTCCCAATCCCCCAATCCTTTCATGCCTTGTTCCCCGGATGCCAGCCGCAGTCCTCCGGACTTAGCTAGGTACCGATCACAAACACAAAAAGAGGATCAGAGATAATTAAATCCCTAATCCTCCTACAGAAAAAATAACTTAGTAATGTTAGTTATGGGTTCATTATTTGCCTCCTTTCTAGTTATCGTGGGTTAATAGAAATGCTGCACCAGGCCCATATGGAGCTAGGTGTATGTGGTTATCACCTTTCTTATATTCCAGCCTAAAGGTGAGGTCATCTATATTGATGGATTTACGGGGGAATAGTTCCTCATGTAGATTTCTCATGTGGTTATATACCCGGGTAGTTATCTCAGCCCTTACCGCAGGGGTATTGGGTTTATCTAGATATTCTTCTAATATGCCTTTTACTGACTTACTAAATTCCATATTATTTTCCTCCTTCCTTCTTTTCTGGTTTACGAATTCTTATTACACCTTCTCCCCAGCATCTGTCGCATAGCTGGCCTTCTTTTCTTCCTTCCCCGTTGCATTCAGGGGCGGGTTTCTTCAGGATGTTTTACTCCCATGTCTATTTATGTTTTGCGATTTTAGCTACCAGTGATCCCGGCTTCATGTTATTGGTTGAGGCTATGATTTCCCTTGCCTCTTTCTCGTGCTTAGCCCAGCACAGTTCATGGCAATAGTGATTTTTGATGATGCTCTCTACAAGAAATAGGTACTTAGGTTCCTCATCCTTTTTAGGTATTGGTATACCCGTACCTAAGTTATAGTCCTTAGATAGAATTTCCCTAGCCTTAAGCCAGTCTAATCTACCTACTATTACATGATCACTGTCGAGGCCTTTCTCTTTCTCGATCATTGGGTGATTATGTAGGAAGTTATATGAAATTGGTCCCATGGTTATTTATTTATTACAGTTATTAAAAGGATAATGTCTGGGATAATAGATAGCAGGAAAATTCCCACTATCCACTTAGTTCTTCTATTCATGGTATTAATTAAAAGTTTTGCCTACCAAGCCAGTTCGATGGTAGGTGATTCTGTTCAGGACTATGTCTTCGTTCCATTCTGCTAGTATATTCTCCGGAATAAAGTATCCATCTAAAAGCATTGCAGTAAATTGGTTTCTAGCATGTATTCTAAATTTGAGGGGTTTATGCTTACGAGCATCATGCATAGTTCTTTTCCCTGGTTGAGCATATAAATTTAACCATTGTTTAGCGGCTGCAACTTCCCTGTACTTTAATGGGATCAGGTTAGTTAATACCCTACCTGCCATAACCTCTACCATAGCCTTATTAAGGTTCTTATTATCCGGATCATGCTTTACTTGATGGGCAATATACTTGCGTGGAGGCATATCCCCAACTAGGAAATAATCCGCAGATTGGTCTACCCTCTTAACCTTCTTGACTCTTTCCTCCTTTTTGGACTGGGATACCATAGCCTTCTCCATACCCTTGTCGGTCATCGGCTCAATGTGATTAACTTTGGATTTACCATCAGCATCACCCCATTCTTGATCTTTTAATGCGTCCTTTAATGCTTTATGAGGATCCCCAATTGGGGGTTCCTTAATGATATCTGGGTTAACTTTATCCTCATCAGAGAAATCCCCACAGTATATTTTCCGAAATTCCTCAGATGACATACCCTTTTTTAGGTTCTCTATATATAACCCTTGTTGTTCTTTAGAGTTATACTTAGGCCAGATCAATGCTACTTCCTCAGCACTCATGGGTCTAACCTCATCGTTTATCTTAAGGAAATCCGGTAAGTGGCCTATCGATTTATACATTAACTCCATGGTGGATTCTGGCTCATGAGAAGTCCCAGGCTTAGCCCAGTTTACAGGGGGAAGTGGTACAGCTTCGTACTCCTTAGCCAATTTCTCCACCATTTCCTTAAACTCCTTTTCCTTTTCATCCCGGGGGGGTTGCATTTCATGAAGTGAGGAGTGGATGATCTCAGAATGACCATCCTCATGCTTCATTACTATTATAGCCCCCTTATCATTGCCAATACCGGGATCACAGGATATAAATATCTTCTTCTCCATTAGTACCAGATTAAAAAGATGATAAATATTATCGCTATCACTATCCTTAGGTAGTATAGGATTACCGCAAGAATAGTGTAAGCCTGTTGCCAATAGTAATAGCAAACCCCTTTATTGGTTACCCTACATCTATAGGTTGGTGTTGGGATATTAATCCTGAAAGCAGTGACATGCCCGGTGATTCTGAGCAATTTGATTAACCAGATATCGGTATACATATTCCAGTAGGATTCTGAGTAAGGTATATTTATTTCCTGGGAATGTCTAATTACCTGGTTATCTAATCTTCTTAAAAACTCAGCTTTGTACTTAGGGTAATTTAATAGTATCTTAATATTTCTTTTCATCTTATTAAAGTTTAAAAAGGGCCGGGATATACCCGAACCCTAAATTAGAAACCTATTTCTTAAATTCTTTTCTTGCGGCAACTCCTACTGAGCCCCCAACTAATATCCCCAATCCCATTAGGGATATTCCATCTAGGGTATCATGTTGGATTAGGCATGCCCCTAACATTACCACTCTAATGGAGGCATACATAAATACCAGATAGGTAATAATTAGGGATATCCATTCCCAATTCTTCTTATTCTTCATCCTCATCCTCCCCTCTATACTCTTTGGGATATTTTAGTCTATGGTATTTTTCATAGGTAAATATCCACATACAGGACATTATAACCAGCATACCCCCAATCATCTGGGAATTTTGAACACTGGTAACTAAGATTTTATCTGGGGTAAACATGCATACTACCCCCATTGCTAGGGTAGCCATTGATATTAATCCCTCTAGGATAAACCTAAATATCCGGAATAGCAGTAATATTGATCTAATTAATTTCATCGTCTATGATTATTAATTCCATCAGCCCAGCATTATCTGTTATCCATTCGGCATAGAATTTAGCATGGGGTACTGATAGATTATTAGGGAATAACTCAACCATAACTTTATCATGGTTATAAAAATCTGTCCAAACTTCATGATTTGGAAATTTACCAGAGAGTAATGTAAGCCCCAGCTTTTGCTCCTCTTGTATAAAGATTGAGGGGTTTACAGTAGCAATTGGGAAGAACTCATCTACTTTATTGGGGTCGTAGATTTTCATGTTATAAACCTGGTTAAGGTGAATCATACCATGAGACCCAGGAAATACGTTATCTAATTTAACGCATTGAATCCCCGCTAACTTCGGGTTTTCGGAAAGTTTTCGGAGATTATGTTCTCCCTGTGTTACGGATTTACACATATTTTAATATTTTTAAAGGTTTCATAATCAAATAGTACTTGAGTAACTAGCTCGTTTCTAGGGTAGTTAACCCTAAGGCTGCAGGAACGGCAATACTAACCCCACATTATCAAACATTTAATACTGAATTATGAAAGTACTTGGCGTATGCGGGGGTAATGGCGTTTTGCTATACCCCTTTAGGAAATATCTCATCGGAAACATAGAACCCAGATCTGCATTTAAAACCCCCGATAATATACAATGGAAACTAAACTTCGGTGACATTCCCTTAGAAAATGAACTAGATGCTGTACCTTTCAATGGGGAAAACCCAGATGTCATTATTGGAGCTCCCGATTGTGGCCATTCATCTATCTTATCTTATTCTCGAGCTAAGAAACTTGGAGATCCTACAAAAAACGATTCTCTAAACATGTTTTTTTCCTCACTTTGGCTTTATAAACCAAAAGCATTCTTAATGGAAAATCTCCCCATAATGCTACAAAACCTTGGCGATGAGCGATTAGCGGAGTTAGAAAAGGAATATCATCTGGTGATTTTTAAGGATTCCGTATCAAAATTTGGAAACTCTCAAATTACGAGGGAGAGGTTGGTAATAATCGGAGTAAATAGGCAAAGTCTAGTAAACGCTAGAAAAGTAACTAAACTTTTTAAAAGAATTTATCCGGTTAGAGAGTTAAAGACTTCTAGCGAGCTAATAAACGACCTACCTTTTGAGAATAAGTTCTTCGGTCAAATAAGGGAATCTGATGATACTGTGGTTTGCATGTCCTACAAAGGCAAAAAACTTAACCTTGGAGAGGTAAGGGATATCTGGAATAATGAGTATGAAGGCCAGAAACAATGGGCAATGCCGGGAACCAAAATGAAAAACCTTCCTGGCGTATATAGGAACTTACCAGACCAACCCCCAAAAACAGTTAGGAAACAGAACAGGCAATTTACTCCAGAGGGTTACCAAATGTCACCGAGGGAAATGGCCAGAATCCAGGGAGTACCTGATAAATTTAAGATTTGGATAGACCTGGAAAGACTAGGCTACTCAATCAATAAGGGACGGGTTACTGTAACCAAATGCCCACCCTACGAAATAGGAAGATGGTTTTATAAACAACTTAAAAAGTCGGAAATATGGAAGTAATCAACGTTTACCGGGAGATGATGTCGTCTCAAAAACTAATAGTAATCCGGGCAAAAAGAATTGAATATGGTAAAGATTTTACTATATCCGAAGTCAAGATAAATGGGGAATTCTTTTCCCACTGTCTAGAAGACTCAGTTAGGCCCGTAGGAGTAAAAGTTCCGAAAGATACTGCTATCCCCGAGGGCCTCTACAAAGTGGATATCACCTACTCAAACAGGTTCGAAAGAAATATGATGTTACTGTATAATGCCGTCCTAGAGAACGGGCTTAGGGTATGTACAGATGGGTTCATCCACTTCTCAGGTATCAGGCCTCATGGAGGAAATGATATCGATGATACAGAGGGTTGCCCACTTCTGGCCTACAAGAAAGGGGATGTGGGAAAAATCTACCAAAGAAGTGATCTGGATCTTTGTAATATGGTACAGGCCTGGATGAAGCAAGGCTATCAGGTATTTTGGGATGTGAGGAATATTACTCAGAAATCCTGATCCATATACGTGCGAGCGCGCTAAAGGGAAGTTACTTCATAAATAAAAATTATTATACGTATTTATATACCTAAAGTATATATAAATACTATAATTTTAATTTATATAATGAAATAAAAATAGATATATATTATATATATCATATTTTTGTTTCAAATTACCAACCCGTTAAATAGAACCTGATCTGGGATCTCTGATCCCAGAATAAAGGATCTGGCGATCCTTTATTAATTTGTTAATCACTAAACACAGATAAGCCATGAAAACAAAGATGGATAAAGTAAAGACTATTATCATCCTCATCCTGTTAACCATACTGGTGAAGACGATAGGAGGATTCTTCAAAAAGGATCCTGAACCTGTAATCAGGTATGAATATCAAACCGATACGATCAGGGTACCAGATATTGCCCCGATTATTAATCCTAACGATCAAGGTACACTTACCATGCCCAAGTATCAGTACTACTACAAGGAAGTGGATAACACGGATACCATAGCAATCAAGGAACTAAGGGATTCATTGATGCTGGTAATAAATGGCCTACAGTCAGATATCTGGATCAGTAAACAATTCTTTAAAAGGTACCCTCGGTCAAATAAGTTGATAAGTATGAATCTAACCCAGGATTCTTTGAGACTCAATATGTTACAAATCAACGGGAAAGTTACTGGTATGGAGTACCCAATATACTTGACCGAATTCGACTATTACTTTTCAAACAACAAACTTCATCGAATTCCGGTAAAACGACAACTCCCCCCTCGACCAAAAGATCCTCGACTCAGAAGGATAAACGGATATACCGGATTCGGCTACAATTTCCTAAATTCCGAACCAAATGCAGTAGTTGGGGTGGAGATACCAGTAAGACGTTTTTCTTTACAACTTGAAAGCCGACTAGGACTATTAGATTATGATGATAACGCAATAGAACTAACGTTGAAGTATAGGATATGGCAGTAGCTGACAGGTTAATAAAAAGGGGTTTAACGAAGACGGAATTTGAGTCCCTGCGTAAAGTTAAGCAAGATCCTTACTACTTCTCGAATTTCATTTACGTTATTAACCCCGTTCACGGTAGGGTACCATTTGGGCTCTACCCATACCAAAAGAGGACACTTTGGTATTTCCTTACAAAGAGATTTAATATAGTTCTTAAGTTCCGGCAGGCTGGGCTTACAGAGCTTATTTCCATGTATTGCCTATGGCTGGCAATGTTTCACAACAATAAGAATATCCAGATTATATCCATCAAGGATAGGGTAGCTAAGAAGGTACTTAAAAAAATCAAATTCATGTACCGTAACCTACCCGATTACATGCAAGTTACGGTAGTAAATGGTAGAGCCGGAGAATATGGGACTTCTACTGAAATGGAATTTGCAAATGGGTCACTGATTACATCTATCCCAACCACGGAGGATGCGGGTAGATCGGAAGCTGTATCACTTTTGGTAATTGACGAGGCGGCAATTGTACGCTGGGCCAATACCATTTGGGCTGCAGCTTTCCCGACGTTATCCTGTTTAACTGGGGATTCAAAAATCCTTACCAGAAAAGAGGGAAATATCTCATATACCAGATTAGATAAACTAGCCCCAAATTCAAAGGGTACTAAGGATATCGAAGATCTGGGTTATGAAGTATTCACCCATAAGGGTAACTGGAAGCCAGTCACTCACTCTGTAAACAAGGGTTCTTTAGAGACTTGGAAAGTTAAAGATAGTAGAGGGAATATCCTAAAAGCTACCCCAGCTCATAGGCTATATACTACAGAAGGCTGGAAAACTCTAGAAGAGATCATAGCTAAGGGTATGTATATAATCTCACTGGATATTAACTCTAAACTATCAAGAGTAGAATCTTCCCCAAATACTAAGCCCACCCGAGTGACTCATATACTACCAATAAAGGAATTTCCACAGTATATGATATCTAATCAGGGTAAGGTTTTCAGGAAGAAGAACTCTGGGGATTTTCAAGAAATACCTCTATCACAGAATAAAGATGGGTATCTTAGAGTGGGTTTGACTAATGGTACTAAGCGTAACGGGGGGAGTAAATCTAACAGGGGTAAAAATAAGATTTTCCAGAGGTCTGTAAGTAGGCTGGTATATGAAACCTTTAAGGGGGAAATACCAGAGGGTATGCAAGTAGACCACATAAACTGCAATAGAGAGGAAAATCATATAAATAACCTCCAACTCATCACCCCCTCTAAGAATGTCTCTAGATCATTTGAATATGATCCAGGGGCTAATATTGGAACTATTACTGGTAAGAAATTCCCAGACCTCAAATATTGGGGTAACGTACTCAGATATCACGAAGAGGGGTATTCTACGGGGGAGATCTGGGAATTACTCAAGGCTTCCGGTATGAAGGTATCTAGGAAATATATAAGGAAGATATTAAAGAAATCTCAGAATGGCCATATTTTGAGCATATCCCGACTTGAACTATTAGAATCATTTAAAGCGGAGATAATGGATATCCATGTTAAAGATGATCACTCATACTTCACAGATTCTTCGTTCATTAACCATAACACTGGGGGTTCAGCGATTATTAATTCTACTCCTTACGGGGTAGGTAACTGGTTCCACTCTACTTGGGTAGATGCAATTGCAGGAGGTAACGAGTTTAATCCTATCCGATTACACTGGCAAATGCACCCAGAAAGGGATCAAAATTGGTATGATACCATGGCATCGGGTTTGGGGCCAAGGAGAACTGCCCAGGAAATTGATGGTGACTTCTTATCTTCAGGTCACACAGTATTTGACTTGGAGGATATCAAGGCTATCGAGGATATGCTTACTGAATGGGAAGCAGTTGAGAAACGTCGTAATGGTACTTTAGTAATCACCGATCTACCTAAACCAAATACTTATTATTATATCGGAGCTGACGTTGCAACGGGTAGGTCACGAGATTACTCAGCATTTAGTATTATGGACCGTGAAGGTAACGAATGCGGGTACTATAAAGGTAAAATCCCGGTTGGGGAGTTTGCTGACCTACTTATGGAATGGGGAAGGTATTTCAATAATGCCCTCATCGCTCCGGAAACCAATGATATTGGTTTAGCAGTAACTACCAAAATCCAAGAATCTGGATATCCTAATCTCTACTATACAAAACAATTCCTTAAGAAGAAAGGTAAGAGTAAACCAGAGGAACAATTGGTACCAGGTTGGTTAACAACCGGTGCTACTCGTCCGGTTATTATCGATGCTTTGGAGGATGATGTTAGGAGAGAATTAGTAACTATCAAGGATCCATTCTTTGTCCAGGAGGCATATACTTTTATTTATAACAACAATAATAAAGCCATTGCCCTTGGGAAAGATGAAGCTAAGGATGATGATGATGAGTATTACACTGATGATGCAATACTGGCTAAATCAATTACAAATCACATTCGTAAATCACCTTTAAGAACTTCGGTAATGACACCGAAATAAACCTTAATAAAATGCTTGAGACAATAATGAATGCCTTGGGATATTCTAAATCAGAACCGGGTATCCCAAAGACGAAAGATTCACCACCTCCTCCACCTAAGCCCATGAAGGAAAAGAAAGCAACTGCTGTTCCAAAAAGTGGTAGGATATCCCGTCCAGAGATACCTTACTCTACCATGGTTAAGGGGTTGGAGAAAAAGGTAAGAGTATTACAACCCAAATACCTAAGAACTCTTATCCCAATTATCAGGAAAGCTTCCAAGTTTGATGCTGACATAGGTCAGGCATTATATGACACTGTAACCCTAATTAATACCGGACATAAGATTTACTTCGATGATTCGGTACCACAGGCTAAGGTAGATAAAATGAGGAAGCACCTAAGAGAAAAGGGTAAATCTTGGGGGGATGGAGTTGCAGGAATACACGGGATAGTAAATAAGATTATTTCCCAAATCATGATCTCTGGTGCCTTATCTGTAGAATGGGTCCCAGAAGTTGCTGCAAGGGGAGGTATACCTAAGACTCTTGACAACTTAGCATTAGTCAATCCGGAAACAATTGAGTTTGGTTGGAATAAATCTAGAAAACGATTTGAACCATACCAAAGAAGAACATACTCTACAGATAATAAAGTTACTAAAGAGCTTTATAAATTGAACCAGAACACGTTCAATTTTTTCTGTTTAATGGGTGACGAGGAAAATCCATATCCTATTCCCCCTTATATGACTGCTTTAAGGAATATCGAAACCGGCTTAACCATGGATGTCAACATCGAAAAGATCATGGAGCAACTGGGACTTTTGGGATTCTTTGAGGCAAAGGTAGAAGTACCCGATAGGAGAGGGGATGAATCCGAGGCTCAGGCTGAATCAAGAGCTGAGAAACATTTGGATGATACCAAAGATGCTTTGAAATCCGGATTAAAGGATGGAATTGTAGTAGGGATTAAGGATCAACACGAGTTCCAATTCCATGCTACTAGTAAAGACTTAAATGGAGTTGGAGAAATATATAACCAAAATAAGAGAAATATTGCTACAGGAGTTAAAACCCCACCAGAATTTATGAATGTAACTGGGGGAAAGGGGACTGAAACCAGTATTACAGTAATTTTCTCTAAAATGGTATCCCAATCCAAGAACATCCAAACTATGGTAGCTGCCTGCCTTGAATTCGGATATGCCCTGGAATTAAGATTGGCGGGATTCAGTTTTGATAACCTAAAGGTTAAATTCAACCCAACTACCATTTCAGATGACCTAAAAATACAACAGGCTCTGGAGATTAAAATCCGTAATCTTCAAGCTCTTTGGAACCAAGGTATAATAGGTCAAGAACAATTTGCGGATGACATGGGGTATGATAAACCCGATAAAAAGGAGCCCCGAGTATCTACTCAAAACCCTGATCTTTCTGGGGATGCCCAAAAGAAAAAGAAAAGGGAAGAGGACAAGGATAAGTCCGATCGAAAAGTGAGAGACAAAAATAAACCTGTACCGAAAGACAAAGACGCTGACGGTAAAAAATAATAGATTCTATGGCAAAAATTAAAGGAGGAACCGATTACATCAATCTGGGCTCGGGTCATAGTAGGATAATGGGTCACAAACCTAATAAGGTCCAACTTCAACAAATCCATAATGCAATCGCTAAAGAAGAGAGTGCACAAAGGATAGGAGAAATGGGATTGGGATTTTGGGATTCATCTTCTCCAAACTATACCACCTATTACCCGGATGCTACACCGGAAGACTTCACTCCAGCTGAAGAGGATTTTATTGAACCAGTCTTTAGAGCATTATCTGCTGTAACAGTACACAAAAACTGGAATCCTGTATATTTTCCAGAAGAAGTACTTAAAGAATCCATGCCTTTGTTAGTGGGCCAAACCATTAACATCGATCATGAGACAGCACTAGGTAATGCGATAGGGTCTGTAAAATCTGTAGAATGGCAAGATAGTTATAAAACCAAAGGGGAAGAAATTCCTGGGGGGATTAACTTCGTAGCCATGATAGATGCGAAATCTAATCCTCGTATTGCAAGGGGAATCCAAATGGATCCACCTTCAATCCACTCCAATTCTGTAACAGTACAATTCACTTGGGAACCTTCCCATCCACAAATGGAATCCGATGATTTCTGGAGAAAACTCGGAACCTATGACGAGGAGGGTAAATTAGTACAAAGGGTAGCCAAGAAAGTTGTAGGTTACAAGGAAACCTCTTTAGTAAATCATGGTGCTGACCCATTCGCTAAACAAATCAAGGATGGTAAGATTGTCCATCCAACGATGGCCCAACGTCAGTATTATGGTATTACTTCAAACTCTGCATTATCCGAGTATAGTGAGGAAATTAAGAAGAGAGCTTTTTCCGATGCTTTCATCGAGTTTAAGAGCTTCTCAGAAACTTCCTTAACAGCAGATCATACAATACCGGAAGAACTAACTAATAATAAATCAACACAAGAAAATTCTCAAAACATGAAAGAGTACTTAGCACAATTAACAGTGATGCTAATTGCAGCAGGTGTAACTGAGGCAAATGTAACTGAAGAAAATTTTGCAGAGAAGTTCCAGGAACTTAATACTGCAATTACCGGCTTAAAAGCTAAGGCCGATGCAGGAACTAAGGATCCTGAAAAAGTTGAGTTTAGCTTTGGGGGAAAAAACTTCACTGAGAAGGAAACTATCCAAAACAAAATTAATGCTTTGGAACTTAAGGCTGGGGTAGCTGATAAAGCTTTAACCACTTTACGTGAGAATACTTTAGCTTCTTATAAAATCGTAGTTGGGAATAAGGAAGATGCCAATATGGTAAAACTTATCGAAACTGCTGATTACGATATTGCATTGGCTTTGGGCGAGCAATATGGAACTCAGGCTGAAGAGAAATTCGAGCTTACTTGTTCTAAATGTGGTTCTAAGGATGTAACTCGTGCATCTGCATCACCAAAAGGTGGTAAAGAAAATGACGGGGAGGACGATGACCTTGAAAACACTGAAATCATCGAGGATGATAAAGCTGCTGAAACTATCCGTAATAAGGCCCGTAATAAAAACAAACCTTCTTTTGCTAAAGACCCAAAGGAAGAAGAGTAACGGGGTTTACTACTTAGGATGGAATTAATTTTGTAAATCTTTAATACACAATATTATGTCAGGATTAGGTCCTAAACAAAGTTTAACAGCTTTTGGTTCAGAAACCAAAAGACTATGGGTAAAAGATGAGTCCCATAAATTACACCAGGGTTTTTACGTTCAAACCAAGGTGAGTGCTGGTCAACCAGTAATGCTACATACCAATGGTAAAATTAAACCTTGGGATGGTACTAGTGAGCATACTTGCATTGGAGTAAGTTTACATACTATCGATCCAACTGACACTGCCCAAGCTAATAAACGATGCACAGTTAAAACTCGTGGCTTCGTTATTATCGAGGCTATTGCAGATGGAGCAATGACAACTGGCCCGGTTAAGTATACCGGGGTGGATGCCAATGGTATGGCCAAGTATTCCTCTGCTGCTGTAACTATTACCAACTGCGTTGGTTGGTCATTAGAGGCTGTTGCAGATACCGCCAGATTTAAAATCATGGTGAAAAACTAAGCCGGGTTAGTTAATCAATTTCGTAAATCTTTTAATTAGTTATAAAATGACTGAAAAGAAAAAACTAGATCCTATCTCTGGAGCCCAGTTAAAGGATCTTCACCAATTTGCTGAGAATCTACGTAACGATAAAACTCGCCCAGTAGATTGCTCATTAGCTGAAGCGGTAGAAGCTAAATTCCAAATGTCCATGGAGGCATTCTATGACCATATCGGCGTAGACTTCCAAGCTGATACTTTGGAAAACTTACTTACCGTAAGTAAGGTAGATGTACGTTACATCGTACCAGAAATTATTCGTGAGGCAATCACAGAAGGATTCCGTATGGCTCCTATCTGGCCTTCTATCACGGTAGTGGAGGAACAAATGAGAGGTATGTCTCAGATTATCCCTCAGATCAATATGTCTGATGCTGTACCTGAAATTATCGGGGAAGCGGAAACTATTCCATTAGGGGATATTTCTTACGGACATAAAACCTTCTCTATTAAGAAAATGGGTAAAGGTTTGAAATTGACTGATGAGATCAGAAGATATTCTTCAATCAATGTCCTTGCTATATTCTTGAGAGACTTCGGTATCAAGATGGGACATGGATTGGATACCATGGCTATCGATGTATTGCTTAACGGTGATCAGGCTGATGGTTCCGAATCTGCTCCAGTAATTGGTATCACTACTCCCAATAACCTTGTATACAAGGATTATTTGAGATTATGGGCTAGACTATCCAGAATGGGTAGAAGAGCTAACGTTGGTATCGGTGGAGAAGATATCATGATGGAAGCTTTGGATTTACCAGAATTTAAAACTCCTGTACAGGGTTCTCCATTACACCGTTTGAACTTGAGAACTGCAATCCCAAGGGATTTGGATTTCTTCGTTCACGATGCGGTTCCTGCTAACCAGCAAATCCTTTTGGACCCAACTATGGCATTGGCTAAGTATACTGCTAAGCCTTTAACCTTGGAAACTGAAAGGATAGTTTCTGCTCAATTCGATGCTACTTATGTATCCACTGAGTTAGGTTTTGCTAAACTATTCCGTGATGCATGTTTCATTCTTGACTCAAGCAAAGCTTTCACTGGTGCCAACGTATTCCCTGCATTCTTAAATGTTGGGGACTTCGAAGCAAACACCAAAATCCAATAAATTAACAGGAGCATCCTAACAGGTGCTCCTCTTTTATTAACAAATAACTAAACAATTCCTACTATGGAAAAAGCATATATTAAACTTGGTCCTAAAGCTGCATCATTCTATGATCCTCGTACAAGATTGCAGCTATGCCATGGGGAAGTAAAAGAAGTGGAATCTTGGGTTATTGATTCCCCAAAAGTAAATCAGCATTTATTAGCTGGTGGCCTTAAACAGGTTCAGGAAAAAGATTTCTTGGATTATAAAGAGGCTTTGGAAGCTTCACAACCTGCAGTACCTAAGGTTACTTCAGATAATACCGAGTATATCCAGGACTTGGAAACCAAAGCAACTAAGGCTGTGGAAGATAAAGAAGCTGCTGAACAAAAGGCAGATGAGGAAAGAGAAAAAGCCTTAACTGCTGAGAAGAAAGCTTTGTATTATCAAATCCAAGCTGAATACGAATTGGATGAAGCTCAGGAAGCTGAACTTGAGAAAATTAAGAATAACAAATCCAAGCTGGAGGATATGTTAAAAGAGCTTGAAGATAACGCTGAGTAATGTCTTTAAAGGCTCACTTTACTTATAAGGGTGATGGCCTAAAGGTTAGCTTCAAATCAAATACCTCAACCGGGGTTACTCCATCTGCCACTTTCGAGTGGGAATTTGGGGATGGTACAACCTCAACTGATCAGAACCCAGACCATACTTATAATGGCTCTGGGTTTTTTTTGGCCAAGCTAACAATAACAGCCGGATCCGAAACTGAATCTTTCCAGAGAACCATTGGGGTTGCCCAAACCGGACAACCTTTATCCAAACCCCTTTACCAGGTTGTGGATGATTACCTTCCAGCAGGTTTTACAATGGACCCCGAGGATAAAGAAATTAAGATTCAGAAGTGGCAATTATTTATATCTGCCCTAGTAAACCATGAAATTCCATTGGAAGATATCTATGATGAATTTGTATATACCCCACTAGAAAATACCCTGGTAGCACAATTAATTGCATACGACCAGATACTTGAAGCAGCATCCGATTACTTAATTAAAACTGGGCAAGCCGGGGGGAAGGAAATTAAGAAAATGGTGCAAGGCCCAGCAGAGACTGAGTGGTTTCAAGGATCAGACTCTCTTTCTAAGATATTCAAAAAAGGTGGGGCATTCGAGGCTTTAAGCCAAAGTATATGTGGCTTAGCAAAAAGGTTAAGAATGTATATCCCTGGAATATGCCCAGAACCGGGAGCTCCTGTAATCCCTTTCATCGTTTCAAAAATAGATACTCATGATTCCTGAATCACAACTAGATGAATTTAGAGCCTTACACAAAGAATACTTTGATGATCAGGCTTTACAACCCATAATCCATAAGAAGAAAATAAGGAGAATCTCCCGAAGAGGGTCAGATGATGCTACCAAATTCGACAATGTGAATATGGTAGGGGTTATATCTTATAACTTCTTTAGGACATGGCCAAGTACTCAGAATGATGTTCAAGGGGACTGGGATAATCAAAACATGGTACTTATGTTCCATAAAGATTACCTCATCGAACATCAATTTGTGAATGATAAGGGTAACTTTGATTACAGCCCGGGTGAGGATAAGTTTATAATCAATGGGGTAATCTACAAAGATGCTGGGTTTACAGATGTATCACAAGTAGCTAAGAGCCCAATGTTTGAACACTTAATTCTTTGCCCAGATAGGGTAGAAACAGGAACTATCCCACATTAATATGCCAGTACACAAGAGGATAAGGGCTAAGACTATGTCCGGAAACATCTCCATAAAAATGGAGGGTGACTGGGATAAATTAATGAATATGCTCGATCAAATGCCCACCGAAATGGCCAGGCAAGTGGATAGGGGTATGCACAATGCAGCTAATGAATACCGAAAAATAGTAAGAAGAAATATAAGAACTCATGGGGTAAGGTTAGGCTATACCCCATCTTCTTCTGCTCTTTCAGGAAGCTATGCTGCTTACAAACGTAGGAATGCTGCATACCAAGGGTTACTTATGTTCTCCGGAAGGATATACCGATCAGTATCTGTAATGAAAACCAAACGAGGTAACTATACTGTGGGGGTTCCAAGAACGGATAAGAGTAAGGGTAAAACAGGGTTAACTACCTATGAGGCTGCTTACTTATTAGAACATGGTACTAAGTATGCCCAAAAATATCCTGTATTCCGGGATAGCTTTAGTAGAAAAGACCAATTTGGGGGAAAAAAGAGAATCCTCCGTTTTATACAGAGGAATATAAGTGTACACTATAGAAAGAAATATGGGATTAAACTAATGATACGATGAATATTAATTTACCACAAATCGAAGATCAAGTTGATTTTGCTTTCTTCAAGGCTATCATGGATTTATGCGTAGCTCTAGGATACACAGCAAATGAAATGGATGATACCTTATACCCTGATACAGATGATGGATATAAGAAACTAAAAGCCGATATCCAAACCATTAGGAGTACAAAGGGGTTTGCTATCGGAGTATTTGGGGTGGGAAATACAGATGATAAGGGGTACGAGAAGTACCCCAGAATTGTGATTGCCAGTAGGGCTTTTCTTGCTGGTGATGTTGGTAATAATCCTGACCCCGTATATACTAAGAACCCCCAAACAAATACCTTCGATGTTGATACATTACCCCCCCGAACATCGGATTATTATTTAAATATCCATGTAATCTCAGGGAGTGCTAGCCAAAAGAATTTACTAAATGGAATAATTGCTAATGCACTTCCAAAAAGAGGCTACATAGAATTGCCAGATGTACCAGGTCGTAACATATTCATACACGAAATAAACACTACCACTCCAGAAGATCCTGAAAGGGGTATAATGGAGAGAATCTACTCTTACGAAATCAAAGATCTTTGGGAATCAACTCCAGTCAGAAAACCTGAAGCTGTTCCTCCAATTAATGAGGTCGATGTGCTCGGGGATAATTTTGAAACTATAAACATTAAAAAATAAACAATGGAAACTAGAGAAAACAAACCAGCAGGCTATCTTCATGAGAAAGATGGTACAAAGAGTTCAACAAGGCTAAAGAGTTTCTTAACTCTGATCTTTTCATTCATCTTCCTGATGACCTTGATTATCATGGGTAAGGAAATTAACCTTTATGTAATCGGGATGATGTTAATCCTATTGGTGGCTGCCTTCGTACCTCAACATCTTAAGAATATTGCCGACCTTAAGACATTCTCAGGATTACGAAATAAAACCTGAGTACAATACTAAATCCATTAAAATAAAACATTTCATACTATGGCAGATTCTAGTAAAGTTAAAGTAAGCGTAACCAGTAAAATAACTGGTGTTACTGAGCCAGTAAGTGGGGTTTCCTTCTTTATAGGTGAGACTCAAAGAGGCCCAGTGGGAGATCCTAAGGATCTTATAAAGTCCTGGCCACATTACCAGGCAGTATACGGGGGAGAAGTTAGGGGTAAAGATTTCCCATCTATGATGAAGAGATACTTCGAATCCGGGGGTACAGCCCGTATTGCTAGGGTAGTTCCTGCGGATGCAGCTTTTCCCGGTGAACTCGAAATAGAGGATACTGAGGTATCCCCAAATACTTTATTTAAACTTGCGAGTAAAGAAACAGGAACTTACTCTCATAACTGGGATGTATCTATTACTGCTCCTAGTAACGGAGCAACTAACTACTTCGACTTAGTAATAGATACTGGGGATGACAGAGCAGAACATTATCGTAACTTGGTATTAATGGGCCCAAACTTTGATTCCCAAGATCCTTATCACTTCCTTGATGATGTGATAGAAAGGAGTCAATTAGTTACTCCTAAGTATGTTACTCTGGATTGGGATAATCTTGCATCAAATACCCCAAAAACAGAGGATTATCAATTCGAGAATGGTGATGATGGTAGAGCTATCACTGCAGCGGATTATACTGATGATGATTTCAAGAAATTCGATGATTATTCCGAGGCATACCATATTTCTGTACCAGGTGTATATGATGCCAATGTACATAAGCTGGGGGTAAATTATGCTCAAAAACGTAAGGACTTATTCTACTTTGCAGAGTTAGACCCTGCTAATCTTACCACTACGGATATAAAAGCTGCTGCTACTGCAGTGGGAAGTAAATCCCAATACACTCGATACTTCGGGGGAGCTTTAGAATATACTGCTAATGGCCAAACTGTAAAAGTAGGTAATGTAGCTGATGTATGCTCCAAAGCTGCAATCAGTGAAGTGGAACATAACCCATGGTTATCATTTGCTGGTAGAAAACGTGGAGTATTAGCTAATGTAGATAAGGTGGTACCTAACTTTGGTTCCCCATCTAGTATCCTTGATCTGGATGAATTGGCCAATGCCCAAGTTAATATGGTAATACAAAGAGCTGGGGAGGTATATTTAAATGGTAACTTCACTGCCCTTAACTACAATGACCAACAGCAATGGGCTAACGTGGTTAAATTAATAATGTACCTACGTAAAACTCTGGTACCAACCCTGGAAAATTACCTTGAAGAACCCAATGATATCCCAACTTGGAGTACCATCTATTACACTATAAAACCTTTCTTCGACAGGCTATCAACTGGGCTTAACAGAGCTCTATTTGATTACTCTTGGGAGGGTGATCAATTTGCATCTTCATTAGATGATTTGCAAATAAACCAAAAAGCAGAAGTACTTCAGGGTAAGTATAAGGTAAAACTTACAATTATCCCAGTGGCAAGTATGCAGGAATTCAGCTTGGATATTATCCTGGATAGTACCACAGGAAGTGCCCAAATCGTTTAATCTCTATAAATCCTTAAGATATGGCTGAAAAAGTAGATCCTAGGAAGAAGCATAACTTTTCTATCTCAATAGCACCGGACCCAATTAACCCGATGCTATTTCAGAAAGTAACTCTTCCTGATATGGACATTGCAGTGGCAGAACATGGCCACACTAATCACAATATTAAAACAGGTGGTAGAGTATCATTCTCAAACTTACTGGCTGAGAAACTTCTTTCTTCCAAAGAAGCTGATACCTACATCTGGAACTGGGCAGCATCGGTTGCCGATCCTCTTATCGGGGGTGGAACTATTCCCGAAATTTATAAAAAGGTAGTAGTCGTAACGGAGTTTGCAGAAGATGGAACAACTCCTGTCGATCAACATATCTGTGAAGGTGTCTGGCCTTGTAAAATAAACGGTCAGGAACTTGATCGAATGAGTGATGCGGATAATTCAATTGAATCAGTTGAATTTTGCGTGGATACCTCACATAAACTTTAATCCATCTGTAAGTAGTTTAGTTAGCTAGGCCTTCCCCCACGGGGGAGGGTTTTTCTCTATTCTACTTATCAGTGTTTTATAACTTAACTAAACTTACAGTAAAATGGAAATTCAAAAAACTAACACCAAGGAATTTTATGTTCCTTCCGGAATCAAGGCTGTTATCAGAGAACAGAATGGTAACGATGATGAAGTAATCTCAAGAACATCAGATGTCAAAGCCCACCTTGCTTTCAACAAATTCATCCAGGGAATTCTAGTGGAATGGGATGGGAGTACTAATGTGAAATTGCAAGATGTAAAAGAAATGAGGCTACGAGATAAATATTACATCTTGCTGCAATCCAGAATATTCTCATTAGGCGCGGACTTTCATTTCAATTGGGATTGGGAAGGAAAAGGTAATCCAACTGAGTATGTTGAGAATCTTAACAACTACACCTTTGACTATTCAAAGCCAGAGAAATTTCCACATACACCGGACCAGGAGGGATACTTTCAATTCCTAATCCCACCCTACAAAACTCAGGCTAAACACCATGAGTTTACAACTCAGTCTGGTAAAACTCTAAGGTTTAGATTCCAAGATGGGCTTTCGGAAATCTACATGATGGAAGCTACCGAGGAAACTAACACTAAGAATACTGAGCTTTATGCAAGGGGCTTAGAAATGAAAATAGATGGTAACGATAACTGGGTAAAGGTATCAAGTTTCAAAAACTTCTCTGCTAGAGATATGAGAGAAATTCGTAGCCAGGTAAAACTACATGACCCAGCTGCAGAGTTAATCACTCAGGTCGAAAGTGACCAAGGGGAAATCCAAAACATCCCACTAGTAATGATCGGGGATTTTTACTTTCCGGAGGAGATTTAAAGCGGGAATGGTTTTATCTTCTTCAGAACAAGATGAACTTTACATGGAGTGAATTCCTATCTCTTCCGGTTACAGAGAGGGTAGGCTTCCTCAAAATCTGTGATGAAAACCAAGCCTACATAGAAAAAGAACTCAACAAAGTCAAACTAAAAAAGAAACCAATATAACATGATAGGATCTAGCTCAACCATAGGTATTGGAGTTGGGATGTTTCTTAGGGACCAGTTCTCTGGTCCTTCAAGGACTATCAAGGCTAATGCTCAGTCATTACGTAGAGAGATGAAAGAATGGGAGAAATCCCAACTTACAACAGTACGTAATGTTAATGCTGCTTGGGCCATGACCGGTGCTGCGGCAATACGAGGGATGGCTCAATGGACTAAAGTAGGAGCCCAATTCGGATATACCATGAAATTCGTTGAGGCTGTAACCAAAAAGGCAGGCCCAGTAACTAATGCTGAGCTTATGAGATTAGATTCTACGGCTCTAAAACTGGGCCGTAGTACTATGTTTACTGCCCAACAGGTTGCATCTGCAGAACACTTCATGGCTAAAGCCGGTATGTCTGCACAGGAGATCCTAACAAGTTTGAAATCCACAGTAGATTTAGCAGGTGCTACGGGTACTGCCCTAGGGGGGGTAGGGGGAGCTGCTGATATTATGACTAACATAATGAGGGCATTTGATATCCCTACTGCTCAGGCTGGTAGGGTATCAGATATCCTGGTTACTGCAACCAATGCTGCCAACGTTACACTTCCAATGTTGGGAGAATCCACCAAGTATGCTGCTAATACCCTACACCAGCTTAATGTAGGCCTAGAAGATACTGCTGCAATGTTCATGTTAATGGGTAATGCAGGTATCCAGGGTTCCATGGCTGGTACTGCTGTTGATAATAGTTTCAGGTACCTATCAAAAACTTTAACTGAGTTTGCTACCGGTAGACAAAGTAAGGCTCTTACTATACTGGGATTAGGTATGGAGGATCTTAAAACTAAGTCTGGGGAGTTAAAGCCTGTATCTGAGATATTTAAGATAATCGGGCAACAGGCTCAGAATCTAGGTACCCTTGAAAAACAGGGGGTAGTTGAGGCTATCTTTGGAGTACGTGGTAAACGTAATGCTCTGATGATGATTAACTCAATGACCAACTATGATAAGCTCCTTAAGAAGGTAAAAGAGGATTCACCAGGGGAAGCTGCTCGACTCATGACTGAGATGATGAGTAGTTTACAGGGTAATATTATGGAGGCTACCTCAGCAATTGAAACTTTTAAAGTTGCATTTACTAAAGGTATTGCCCCAGTACTTAAGCCAGCTTTAAAGTTATTCACTGGTATCATGGATGTATTAGTAGGTATTATTAATACCCCAGTAATTGGGCCAGGGTTAGTAACTATGGTAGGGTTATGGATATCTGTTAAAACTGCTGCTGCTGCCTACAAAGCAGTAAAAGCTGGGTTAAGGGTTATCTCATTAAGTAACCAAACCGCATTCTCTTCAAGGGTAAGGTCTACAGTAGCTGGTTATGCCCAGATGAGTGCAGCTGCAAAATCCTATGGTATGTCAGCTGGTGCCACACAACTTGCTGGTATGCCTGGAATGGCCGGGATGACCAGATATGGGACCTTCAGAAGAGCATTAGGTGCTAGAGGAGTACAGTCTGTAACACCAATGGCAACTAGGGGAGGTATGAGATATATGGCTAGATTTGCAGGGGGCGGAACAGGATTTGCTTCCAGAACTATGGCTGTACAAGCTAGGTACATGGCAATGCACGGTTCCAAGTTGGGTACTCTTGCTAAAGTAGGATCACGAATGGTAGGACCTTTATCTAAGATAGCTCCACTCTTGGGTCGAGCTTTAGGATTCTTAGGAGGACCATGGGGATTGGCAATTAGCTTTTTATTGCCCGGTGCTATCAACCTACTTACTAAGGCTTTGGGGAAAAATACTAAAGCCCAGGAAGATGAAGCTAGGCAACGTAGATTATCTATACCCAAGGGAGCTTATACCTATCAATCGGATTTTGATTACCGAAAAACAGATGAGATTAAAACCTATAAAACCATGGGGGATGCTATCGCTGTTGCTAGGGATATGATCGAGGTAGTTCAAAAAGGAGCTTTAGCTTATGACATGGGCTTCCAACAAACCCGACAAGGTAGAGATTTAATATTAATGCTACCAGATGGAGAAACTATCTTCAGAGCCCCATTAGATAACCTAATCCAAAACGAAATAGACCAAAGTTTAGGAAACTTAAGTGAATAGTCATGGCAATAAGAATACCGAGAATAGATAAGCTTAATAAGCTTAAAGAGATACATAAGTTTACGGGGTATGGCCAAAGGGGTTCTATCCTCGTAACAAGAGCTTTAGGGAAGAGTCGTATAAGACCAAGTGCTAAGCCCTATGAGCAGGACCATCAGGATATAATTAAGGAGAGTAGACAGGAGGGTCAAAAGGTAAAATTCGAGGAACCCCTAAGAGCTGATATTGATAAGATTACTATCTTCGACTTAGATGTTAAAACTGCTAAGGTCGGGGAAAGGAAATACCAATATTTGGAATTACCTTTTATACCCGATGAAGTGAACATGGATCCTTCTTCAACTTTCAAAGCTATCGCCTCACCAGGAAGGAATAATCCTCATTACCATTATAGTGGTTCTGAGGATACTTTGGAGTTTACAGTACAATGGTTTGCTAAACAAGAGGATAGGAAAGATGTAATCCAAAACTGTAGATGGCTGGAGGCTTTAACTAAAGCTGATGGTTACTCAGAGGATCCCCATAGAGTAAGGATAATGTGGGGAAGGAACGCTACCCTATTTGATAAAGATCAATGGCTATTAGTTCATGCTCCTTACAAGTTATCTCAATTCATAAATGGGTATAAGGGTAAACAGGGTGACTTCGTTAGCACTGATTTACTTCCACAAATGGCCGAACAGAAATTAACATTTAAAAGGGTTGCAAGAACTAACCGGACAGCTAAAGAAATAATCACTAATATAAATTCTTCATAGTATGAGCACCAGGACAATGTATGACAGAAGTTTCATAGTAAATTATAAAGAGGGAGATTCCTCACTGGAAATACTCCCTGATAACTATATACCGACCGAGGGGGATAAAACCCACAAAGTGGTAGAGGGGGATACATTGGTTAGGATTGCGGAGGATTTCTATGGTACACCAGAACCATGGTTTTTAATCATGCAGGCCAATAATATTATTCAACCTTGGGCTTTAGTACCCGGCCAAGTATTAATAATTCCAACTATAGAAAATGAGTAGTGTAATTAAGAGGGGGTATGGCACCCCCTTTGTTGTTGTATACAACGCCGAGAAAAAAGCTTTGGCTGCCAATGATTCAACTGCCCAAGCCTATATAACTAATTTCCTATATAAATACAAGGAAGATGATGACGATGAATGTACTATTGCTATCTTCCTCAGAAGTATACAGGAAATTGACAAGATGGAAATAAACCATAGAACTAAGTTATTTTTAAACTGGGGATGGCTAAAAGTAGCTAACTCGGGCATGGTTCCTGTTACTGTCAAATCTTTTAAGCGTAGGTACAGTACAGGAGGCATATTTTATATTATAACTTGCTCTGATCTAGTATCCCAATTGAAATACTCCAAAGATACAAACACAGAGAAAACTACTTTGCTAGAATATCTAGAGAGGATTACAAGTGGTAGGTATAATCTCCGGATAGAAAATCAGGGAAAAGTAATATATAACCGACCCATTAAAGTACATGAACTTAAGCCCACTGAGATACCACATGCAGATGCTGGTAATGTTGAAGCTGACGAGGATTATGCTCAACAATTCCGGAGTATTTATGCCGATACTACTCAGGATTGGGATAAGCTATCTGACCTAGAAAAAGCTAGGGCTAACAAAAAAGAGATCATTAACCAACTGGGAATAGAGCAAAAGAAGGTTAAGAAACTAACCGAAGATATTCCTTATGAAGAAAGAGATATTCTGGGTATTGCAGAATCAAGGCATAAAATTCTACAATTAAAATACCAGGAATCCCGAGTGGATAAAGAGATTGAGGATTTAACAGCCCTATCCGAAAAACGGGAATTAAATTCTATCTTCGGTAGGTTCATATCGGCTAAGCCAATAGATATAGTCCCATTCTCATCATCCCCATATCAAATGATAGAATCCCATTTAAAAAGTGCTCCTGATGGGCCCTGGTATATAGATGGTAATGGGGATACCCTATTAATCCACAACCGACATCTCGAGAAAGATCCTAGATATGTCTATGGGTACAGAGAAGAGCCAGGGGATTTATTAGAGTTTACTCCGGATATGAAATTCAAACCCAACCGTATAAATAACTATCTTAGGACTACCGCTTTGGATGAAGCCAAGGGATTCACTACAATGTATCACTATCTTCATGCTCTTAAAAATCTTAGGCCATTACCTGAGATATTAGCTGATCCGGATATTGGGGATTACATGAAAGCCGATGAAGTTAGGAATTGGTACATGGCTTACCTTGCACATGATAAGTACGGAATATTCCAAAGGGTAGAATCTACTAAAGAATACCCAGTAGGTAAAAGGCCCGAAGAAAAACCCGAGGATTGGGAGGGACTGGATAATACCATATTGGGTAAACTGGATTTACATAGGGTATACATAAGGCGAGAGGAAGATGCTGATGCGGAAAGGGATTCTATCTCCAATAAACAAAGGGAGGTAGATATGGATAAGAGTAAGGCTACCATAAAGCTAATAGGTAATCCTATATTAAAAAACAAAGATACCCTACATATTTATAATGTTGCTGGGGAAGATATAGGAAATTATTATATCAAAGAAATAGAACATCACATATCCCCTACTTCAGATTATACTTGTACAGGAGAACTTATCAAAGCTATCCCATTCAGTGGTATTACCTCGGTAATAAATCCTACAAAGGTAGATGAAGATGGGAAAATCATTGAAGAAGATTACAAGAAAAGGTATGACCGAGAAAGAAAGGTATTTAAACCTGGGGTTAGGATTAGTAGTATACAGTTAGGAGAAACCTATGCGGCTGGTACAGGGGGTTATGATGCTTCTATAAATTATACTGGTGATGTGGTAAACTCAATTGATATCCTGGAGAACCCAGATCAACCTTTAGATGTAAACGTACAAACCCTGATCGAGAAATATAACCAAGGTGA